CTTAATAATCCATTTATATTGATTGTATAATTTTTCTGCTTCATTCATTTTATCAAAAATATCATTTTTTTTGTACCCTTCTTGACCTGGAATGCGTGTGTTCATTGTAGTTTTAGTGGTAATAATAGCATTAATGAAAGCTTTTTGGTAGTTTAAATCTCGCGCATTTACTTGTAGTGCTGTATCTCTTACCCAGCATGTTATAGCTAGCGCCATGATCAAGTCATCATTATAACCTTTCATTGCTTGTGGTTTACCGTTCCTCCAAATAAAAGTTTTCATTTCGTTAATTGTACGAGAAGAATATATGGTAATTAGTTTGTTTCTGATAAACTCCTCTAATTTGGCCACTATGAGAGGTCTTGTCTTTGATGAGGTCGTGAAACCGGGAACAGCTGAATTTCTAACTTCGGCCTGATGTTGTTCAACGTATTCATGGGTTGATTTTATCGAATGGTAAACATTGGGATATTGATAATCATTGATAAGTTTATCTAAAACTGAATATCCTATATTGTTATTCTCGACCACAAGCATGCAGCCGCCAAATTCTCTGCCGACGCTGTTTAGCATATTAGCAAACATATCGATTGTTGGCTTGCCTTGATATTCGCCGATTATTTCTAACGTTTCAAGTTTAACGATATGAAATGTGGAGAAATCGGCGCCGTCGCCACGTGAAACATCCGCCACCATTAAATAATTACAGGTGGGATCAAATTCTTCCCAAATCCAAAAGTTTCTATCAAAGCCTGTGCGATGTTTAGGATCCTTAACGGTAGAAATCATCCATGTCATACAGTCTGGATCAATAACAGTTTCACCAGATGTGTTGAAATTACATTGAAGCTCTTGCGCAATCTGTCTCTTTGACATATTCTTCGTTTCTTTTTTATACCACTCTTCGTCTCTTTCGGGATGCACATCCCATTGAAGGGTTGTTAAGTTAAAGTTATTTACGCCGGATTCTGAATCCGTGCAAGTTTTATGAAACCAATTACCAACGCCATTTGGTGTGGAAAGCGCAATACATCGCCCACCTGTCGATAGCGTGGGATACAAACCTGTCCATAGTTCTTCAAGGTTTTCAATGTGAGCGGCCTCGTCAAGAACCAAAAGAGACAAAGCTTCCGAGCGGCCGGCATCGCCGGAAGTAGAAGCAGCCTTAATCGACGATCCGTTGGAAAGCTCGAAAGATGTGCGGTTATCTACACTAATCGTTGCAATCTGAAGCCATGAGGGTACTTGGCGCATAATTCCTTTAACTTTCTTTACAAGGTTTCCGGCTGTCGCAAACTTAGTTGCCATGACAAGAATAGCCTTATCGCGATGAAAAAGCATCATCCAAACGATATAGCCTGCGGTAATCGTTGATATTCCAAGCTGGCGAGCCTTTAGAATAACGTTAAAACGGTAATCATTAAAATCGACAAGAAGGTCATCTTGGAAGTCGAAAGTGTTAAAAAGAATAAGTCCATGTAATGGGTGCGATATTCTTGCGTAGGTGTTAAGAAAGTAGGAGGGATCTTTTCCACACTTAAGTATCTCTTTTACTTTTTGTTTCTTGTCTAGTTGAAAGCTCATTAATCATTTATTATTTCAATATCTAATACTGTGGATTCAGCAATTTCTTTTGTTGCGGCGTGACCAGTATATTTGATTTCGTCCTGGAGAGCTTGTAAGACTTGTAATAATCTTGGTCGATTTGCCAAAAGTTTATCGTAGGCGGCGTCATCAAGGCCCATCAATTTTCTCAACACATTAAGCTTTCTTTTCAGCGGCTCAGGGAGGTTGTTTAATGTTGCTTGGGCCTCTTCGTTACCGGCTATATATTCCATTAAAACAGCTCTGAGTTCTTCTTGGATGATCTCCTTAATATCCGACGTAGTTCTTTTAGAAAAAGGTTCAATCACCGGTCGATCTCCATAAGCGCCGCCGGCTTGATATTCTGTAGGCAAATCTTCTTCTGGCTCGGGCTCAAGTTCGCCGGCGTCGGGATCATACATATCATCATACACGGCGCCCATAATTTCGGCGGTTACTTTTGATTCGGTTCCCTGCAATAATGCAACAATAGTGCGTGTAGCATCTTCGGGCGATACTTCCTCTTTGATAACTTCCTCGGTTATAATTTGACGCATTCGTTCAAGAGTAATTTTCATTTCTCTTTCTCGGAGCCTTTCTTCCTGGTATCGTTATCAGGACGGGAGCCCCCTTTGCCGTTCCAGCCTCCTTGTTCAAGGAAAGTTTTCCAACCGGACTCAAGGCTATCTTCTGAGGGGGTGTCATTATTCATTTCTTTGTCCAATCCGCCAACCACATAGTGTTGTTTTGCAAGAACCCATGAACGAACACGAGATGAATTCTCAACACGCACGTCAATTTCGCCTTCTTCCGTTAACGAAACTGATTTGCTAGTGATTCTTTTATATTCTTTTACAAGCCAGTTTTTAATGTCCGAAAGCCTCTGATCCATCTCGCTTTCAAATCCGGAGTCATACACTTCTTTAAGCTGCACTTCTGATTGATAACCAAGGCACATCATGTTGCCATAAAACTTGACGTTAAATCCGTCCATAACTCTTTTATCCAAAAGAGGATTACCTTCTTCTCTTTGGAGGCCGACTTTTAATGCCTCGCCATCTTCATTTAGCGCGCCGTCATATGCATTAGCAGCTGCTTGCGATAAACCTTGTACTATTTCATAAACTGTTGCCATTTTTGGGTCTCCATCCTTTTAGCCATCTTTCTTCTCTATGCTCGACATATTCAATATAGCATTTACCGCAACAATCAAATTTAACGAGACAAACATCATCCATGGATTTCTTTGGAAAATTTCCGCAGATAGGACAACATTTCAAAGATTCTCTATTAAGTAGTTTTTTTGAGATCTTAATCCCATTAACATCTACTTTTTCTTGCCACTCATTATTTTTGTATTGTTTTTTGTAAAACTCTCGGGATTGTTCAAGATAATCTTTCTCTTTGTTCTCGTTCCAGTTTCCTTTTGGGTTCTGGATTGTTTCTTTGCCATACTTTTTTGCGATGGCTTTTTCCACCGCAGCAATTTTATCGGGATCATTGGCCATTGAATGCTCTGTACATTCCATAAGTTGTCGTAACTCCAGCAGCTACGCCACCAGCAAACCACCACCACTTGCGTGTGGGCGACTGCGCTAGCATTGCTTCTTGCAGAGCAGCAATTTCAATATCTTTTTGTTCAATGCGCAAATCATATTCTTTAGCTAGTGCATCTAGACGAATCTGAAAGTTTTGTCGCTCTAATTGAAACTCTGTTGCTTGTACGTCGATTTGATATTCGACTTCTAAATCACACTCTAGTCTATATTCCAAAGGTAAAACTAGTAGCTCAGCGATGGCGCGCCTATTGAATAGGGCGCCCTCAAAAGGTGCGGGTTCATCTTCACCAACAATTGTAAACTGCGCAGGGTCTGCGTAGGCTGTAAGTGAAAACAATAATGCTTTAAGGAACATACTGAAATCCGAAGGTGTCCGTTATTTCTTCGGCGAGTTCTTCTTTGTTTTCGGTGAACTGTTTTCGGTTGTCGATGATTGTCTCAATTTCAACAACTCTTTCATCCACCACAATTTTAATTTCGCCTCTTTCTTTTTCATATTCTCTCTCCAATAATTCTAATGCATCGCGATAGTTTTGCAATGCTTGTTCTTTTCTTTCTAATTCTTCGGTATGAATCGCCTGCAAGCCCTCAATTTGGTTTTGAAGAGATTCTTGACTGGTTTCATAGGCAGATTCTAATTGCTTATAATCATAACGCATTTTTCCAATAACTGTAAGTAAAAGAATGATAATTGTTATTTCTTTCCAGTTTTTCTTTGCGAGACCGAGAACTTTAAGCCAGTCAATCTTTAACATCAAACGCCTTTCATCTTTGCAATGCCATCAATAACGCCTTGGGCGCCGATGTAAATTGCAGAGAGCATTACCCAATCTCCCGAATCAAGTCCATAAAATGCCATAAGTCCTGTGGCCGTTAACCAAACCAGAAATTTGCGAGAAATCATCTTCTCGACCAATCTGTCTAGTTTTGCTTTTGTTTCTTCCATAATTTATTTTCCTTTTTTCTTCTTTGGCTTTTCGCCTTTTTTGGCTTTCTTGGTCATAGTGGCATAATATATGCTCTCGCCTTCTTCGTCGCCATATTGTTTTTTAAAACTTTTCATAGCTGGTTTATAGTGTTTTGCCAGCTTTTCACGATCCGTTTTTTCCTTTTTTGTAAGCTTTCTTTCTTCTATTTCTTCTTCAAGGGCTTCTTCTCCAAAACTAAAACTAACATTTCGATGTTCTTTTTCTGCTCTTTCTGCATCAAGTTGTGAATTAAGAACGAGAATATTCTCTAGCATTTTTTTCTGAAATTCAACTCTTCTGTCTTCTGGTAAGTTAGCGTGTAGCCCTCTTAGTTTAACGATCATTGTAGACAATTCTATTATTGCATCCTGAAGTTCTGTTTCGCCACCAGGACCAATATCCCATTCGGGGAACTCAGGACCAAAAGTCCCGAGTCCGCTAGCTCTGATTTCATC